CTGAATCTAAAACTATTTTACTGTCAGGAATGAACCTTCTAACAACTATTTTAGCTAAGGTTCCCTTCTCACTCATTATATAACTTCCTCCAAAGCTATGGAGATATCATAATACTCGAAAACTCTGTGCGTTCGAGAGAAATTTCCATTTATCCTAGCAAGCTTTGTTAGGTCTTCAATGGTGTTAGGCCCTATGCATCCATCTGGGTCAATCGAGATAGGCATAAAGTTGGTAGTGCCTTTTTTGTTGTAGATCTTTTCAAGGGTTTGGCGGTCCTCTTCAGTAACCATTCCATATTGAATACCGCCTAGCGTGTCATATTGGGTTTTAGTATCGTAGTAAAGAGTTCCATTTAAGGAACGTGAAGAGATGCTAGGATCGACTGTCACCCAGTTAAAGCCACGGTTAATATTCCTTATGGTGGTGGTGGTGTAATCGCCTAAGAAAATATCTGCAAAACTGATAAAGCCATCATGGTTTGTGGGGTCATCTATGTATAGGCTAACAAACCTATAGTTAAGGTCTGTAAAGAAAACTAAACTGTCATCACTGCTTAAGCTTAAGGTTTCGTCGTACTCAGGGCTGACCCAATCTGCCACGTTATCAGCTTGCAGCTTAATAGTAGCTTCCTTGGAAATTCCTAGCTTCTCTCCAAGCGGCGCAAATAAAGTAAAAGCCCTACAATAGTCAGAAAACAAAAGGTCGATCGTTATTCTAGTCTCAGTTCCAGTAGTCCTAAAAACCTTTGACCTTATGCTTCCCAAGGCATTGCTAAGAGGAAAGTTAGAATCCTCATTTGTCACAGAGTAGTTACCAACTATCTTTTGATTATCCATAAACCTAAGTTTAGAGTTTGTTGTCATGTTAGGCAGTCCTCAAGTTATCGCGGTTAATTTCTAGAATCTGGCTTGCTAGAACTTCTTCATTCATAACTAGGTTAACAGTTATCATTTGTTGACCTCCACCTGCAAAACCACCGTTGTCAAGCAGGTTGAAAAGGTTTTGTTGCTGCCTATCGTTTAAAACCATTTCGCCAGATGTAACCTTAGCTATGCCTGAATCATTTGGAAACCCAGGAGGGACTATACCACCGTCAGCAAACCCAAACGCACCGCCAATGTCTTCTGCGAATCCTTTCGCATCACCGCTAAATAGCTTACCAAGTGTTCCACCACCACCTCCACTTGTTATGTCCAGGCTCTTAAAGAAATCATTTAAGCTATCTATAAGTGATTGCGCACCATCAACAATGGAATCTATAAAGGCTTGACCTGCATCTGCTACAGAGGTTTCTAGTTCCCTTCCAATGTTTCTAAATAGAACGCTAAGGGCTACGCCAAGTGACTCAACTATAGCGCCAATTATTTTTACTAAGCCAACTACTACGGCTATAAGTATTTTATCAAAATTCTCTGCCAGTACCTCAACAATGATAGGAAGCGAATCAACTATAGCGTCAATAATTTCTGGCAGGCTTTCTACAAAGCCTTCTATGAAAGCCCTAAATGACTCAGGATCTTTAGCTAGATCAAGGAATAGCTTAACAAACTGGCCTGCACCTGGAAGGAACGTGTCACCTATAAAAGCGCCAAGCTCACCAGTTAAGGCATAAGCTGCATCCTCCTGAGCCTTTATTTGAGCTTCCTGCGCCTCGTTTATTTTCTTTTCTATATCTCTACGTTCTTCAAGGCTGGAAGCGTTTTCAAGCTCAAGCTTTAGGGTTTCTATAACTTCTTGGCTTTGCCTTTGTTGCTGCGTACCTTTTTGAATAATATTTAAAAAGTTTTTAGCCAGCGCCTTTGCAGCTGCAACTATGTTTAGCTCTACAGATTCAACTACGTTACTGCCAAACTTTTTGGCTAAATCGGCAAAGCTTTGTTCTATGCTAGAAGTATCACCAACAGGGTTAATATTTATTTTACCCTTTAGCCCTTCAGATATTTCACTTGCAAGCTTATCGAAGTCAATTGTGTTAGCGCCATCTTGAATACTCTTAAGGGTTTCTTCCACCACGCCTATAACGGCATCCTGAACGTCCTGCGCCTTATCTATGAAACCACTTAAACCGCTAGCTGCATCAACATCAGCTATATCTATAATTTTATCCCTGACACCTTGGAGGGCTTTCTCAATATTGGGTATTTCAACGCCAACAAAATCACCAAGCGTTTTGAATGCCCCTAGAAGGTTTTCGATAACTGCGTCAGCTAAAAATAGGACTGCTTGATAAACGGTGTTAATAGTCTTTGAAACAAAATCAAAACCTAGAAAGGTTTGAAGCGTATCATAAACAGCATTCTTTAAGGTCTGCATGACCTTAATTAGTAGTAGGAAAGCCTCTATAACAGGTGGAAGAATGTTTTTAGCAAGGAAGCTAAAGCCTTTTATCAGGAACTCAACCGCACCGCCTACGCCTTGCCTAATAGCACCTTGATTGTCTTTCAAAAACTCTATAGCACTAGCGAATACTTGGCCGATACCCTTGACCGCACTAATTACAGCTGGGGATTGAGTTATGAAAAAACCAACCTCTTCTAATAGGTCACCAAAGATATTTTTAGTTTGGGTTAAAGCGCCATCAAAGGTTTGAAGCTCGCCGGAAGCTGCGCCTGCAAACCTCTCGGCAAAAATGTCTATTGCCTCACCACTTTTTAAGGCTTCTTGGCTTAGCTCTTTAACCTCTGGAACAAACTTAGCAAGCCTGCCTGAAACACCAGAAAGCGTTCCACCAAGCTGCTCTAGTGCGGTTCTAGCATCGACGCCTAAAGCTACTGAGGCATCGGCTGCCGTAGTAACCATTTTCTTGGCTTCTTCATTGGTAACACCAAATGATTTAGCTAAAGCTAATAGCTCTAGTGTGGCCTCATCACCGATTGTGGTTACTGACTGTAATTCGGAAGCAAAGTCTTGAAGGTCCTGGGAAGCCTCTTCAGAATAGTCACCTGTCCTGATAAGGGACTGATTAAGGGCGTTGATAGCCTTTTCTTGCTGGGTGGCGGCGTCAATTACTGCTTTACCAGCAAAAACGGTGGCCACCGTTCCAGCCACCGCTATAAGAGTGCCTTTTAATTTGTCAAAGGATTTTTTTGCGCTTGAAGCATCTACGCCTATGGTTAAGGTAACATCATCTTTTGCCATGGAAGGCCCCTATCTATTTTTTTTGGCCTTCGCTTGCGCTTCCTTCAACTTTCGTCTTTGTTCAGCTAGTCTTTCAAACGTGCAATCTATTCTTACAAAGATACTAGCCTTTAAAGGGTCAAGGTCGTCAAAATTGCTAGTGAAGCCTAGTTTCTTAAGACGTATTCGGTCGCTATATTCGTGAATAAACCAGTTGTACGGGTTATGAGGATCAATGCCACCATTGAAAGCCTCATTCACCGCACGACCTAGCAACTGGTCATCTATTTTCCCATGCCAATCGCATAGTTTACTATTTCCATTTGAAGGGCTAGAGCATTGGAATCATAGTCAAGGTCGTCCCATGACTTAAACTCAACACCATCCTTCTTTAAATCAACGGCTACTACTAACTCTTTAGCCTTTTCAAACATTTTCTTTATGGTGCTTAGACTGAAATCTACATCACCAGGAGCAACATTTTTCTTTTTGCTAAGCTTTGTTAGGGAGGCTGTATTAAGACCTAGCGTCTCCATAAGATCAAACTTATCTATGTTTCGCATAGGCTTAATAGTAACAGAGCCTTCATAGCCGTTGATTTTAATTTCTTTAGTACGTGTCATTAGAATGCCTTTCTATTATAAGAAGTTCAGGTATGTCTCGCCAAGCCCGTTAGCGACGAAGCCTTGCAAGGTAATATCTAAGTAGCTTATGCCATCTACATCTGTGATTGTTAACGCTGTGATCTTAGCTGTTAGCGTAGAGAAACAACCAGACTTACCAGCGTCCCAATTGGTTTCGTCTTCCTTTTCGCCAAAGGCATATTGGAAAACTACTGTGTCATTCCTTCGATACTGGGCAGCTGCCTTAATATCATACTTGTTAAGCGGTGCGGTGAATTGCATTGTAACAAGCCTGCCAGTCATTACAGAACCAGACACACCAGAGGCAGCGCAAATACTTTGGATGTTCGCCTTAGTATTCTGCGGGTTCATGTTAACGCTGTTAGCTTCGACGCAAACAGGAGTCGAAGTGTCGTCATCTTTCCTAAATAGAAGTTGATTTGACTTAGCCACTAATGGGTCTACAGGATCATAAGCAGGTTCAAAAGGTGAACTATAATCCTGCGCGTTGTCTGATTCATAGCTCTGTGAGCCAGTATCATCAGCTGCTACAAGGTAGCCTAGCTTAGTACCAATGCTATTAGCAGCGTTGGTTCCAGTATTCCAAAGCAAGCTAAAAGGCGTTCCGTCGGAAGCAATTGTAAATTTGCCATCGACACTGGAATAGCTAACCGTGAAGGTGTCGCCTGAAGCTGTATCATTCATTGCTTTTTGCAATGCTGCGGCAAGTGCATCAGGGTCTTTGTAGGTTTTTTCTACGATAGAAACCGAAAAGGTTGTAGGCGTAGAGTCTGAGAAATCTAAAAACTTGCTAGTAGCGTCAATAGTAATAGGGTTAAAGAACCAGCTAGTTCCCTCACCTGTAAAAGATCCATTGATTGCCTGTCCTGCATCTGCCTGAAGGTTCCAGCCTGTAAACTTAGTACCTGCGACAAGCTGAACCGCACCTTCATTGCCCTCATACTCCCAGCAAGCAATGGAAGGATGGCCAGAGTCAGAAGGAATATATGTAATAGGCTTGCCTAGCTTAATGCCTGCGCCTGGAGCTACAGCTAGCGGAATGTTCAAGGTTAAAACATCACCTGCAACTGATTTTACTGTTCTAATGGAGTAACCATTGGCAGCATCTTTAACTAGGACGCCATACCCACGTGCATAGTTAGCGCCTTCGCCAACACCTAATGTCAACTCGCTAGCGGTGGCGCTTGCTATAGTAGCTTCGGAGGCTACATAAACATTCCTAGAACCCCAAACCGATTCAAGGATTGGGCTATAGTTTGGGGCTTGCCCTTCAGTTCCAGAGTGCTTTAGATATCCTGAAAAGCTAACTGTAGGCGCTTCGATACCTGGAATGGTAGCAGCTGCACCAATAGATCCCGTTAGCTCTGCATTTTCTATCGACTCCCTGTTAGGAGCTATTGCATAGTCATCTTGCAATGGAATAAAATCGGTGGAAGCTGAAGGGGGTACTGGAACTCCCTCTGTGGTTTCTTTAACGATGGCCATCCTAGAGGAGCGCCTTACTATGTATGACATGTTTTTACCCTCAACTTAAATTTTCTTGATACCTTACTCGGTATGAAGCAGCACTAATTAAAAACCTCTTTTCATCTTCATTTAAATAGGATGGGCCAGAGGTGTCATTAAAACTAATATCAACTGTTAAGCCGCCAAGTCTAAAATTCTTTAGCAAGTCTTTAGTAACCAAATACAAGTCTTCAGTAATTGACTTTTCATCTGCGTTACGTGAGTCAGTATTAGTGATTATATTGTAATCGTTAGAAACTGTAACAAAATATATGGTGTCAAACATATATTTGTCGCAAAAGCCTTCTTGAGTTCCAGCTGGAACCGTGGGACCAATGCCTACTGCAAAGCCTTTAAATAGGTCTATATTGGCATTGGATTTCAAGGAATAGGCATCAGGCATATGGGTATAGCTTGGCAAAACAGCTGAAACCCTTGTTACTAGCGAATCAAATATTTCAGAAACCTTGGACACTACCTACTCCTTAAAGAAATCCTGACAGACCTATCAGTGCTATCGGATCTTGCATTGGCATTCACGTCAATATTGTACCTGTCCATCTTCATAGCTTGTGAGTAGCGTTTTCCGCAAACTTCTATTTCATTTTTAAACCGATCAACACCTAGCCCCGAAAACATTCGCATGGCTGTAAAGTCAATGCAGGCATCGTTTAAGCTGGCAGTGTCTAAGACTTGGTTCCTGTCAACTATAATGGCTCTACGCTCTAACTCTTTTACTATCTCGTCTGAAGCGTCTACCCGTTGCTCTTCCCAGTCTGTTTTACCAGCCTCCCACTGTTCTTTATAGCGGTCATTATTTAGGAGTGGATACCTGGCATAAATTTCCTCATCACTGGAAGAAAACAATTGGCCTACATAGCTAAAGCCTATTGTAACTGTTTCGCTAAAGCCAATAGCTTGCCAATACATGTTATAGACAGGTGGAGCATAGTTTTTAAAGTTATCATCCATCGTGTCTGTGTCGGATTGCTGGGAAATGGAGTATTGGTCGTCTGGAATAAAGAGAAGCTTGCCACTCTGGTTAAAGGTAGCACTACTAGACTCTGTATAGTCTAAAACCCTGCTAGGTGTTTTCCATCCTGAGCCTGTGTAGTATTCAATAATCAAATTAGCCGTAGTTACTGCATTGGTAGTGTCGGTTAACTTAAAAAACCTATGATTGAATGGAAGGCATGTAGCAATGTAAAGCCTGTCACCAGCGTCAAAGGTTAAATTAACATTGCCGCTTTTATATTCATTTAGTTCCCTAGTATACTCTGTAAAAGTATTAGCAGAAGAATCCCAGAAGAATATATTTTGCTTTAAATCACTTATCATAACCACCTCATAACCAAAGAGCTAGAAGGCCGAAGCCTCCTAGCTAGACGCCGCTAAAGCATCCTAATGACCTTAAGCTGCGATCACTTCAAAAAGGAACTCGGCCTTACCAGCTGTCAGGTCAGCGGTTCCAACCTGAAGAACAATTTTGCCATCAGCTGGAACAGCATAGAAGCCCGCAGGAGTGGCAGCATTTACAACCGCACCCGCAGTAAAGCCAGCAATAGCCGAAGCTGATAGTAGCTCACTTCCAGAGACGCCAACACCTAGGGAAAGTGTTGCTGCTCCACCAGAAGTAAAGGCAGTTTCTACCCTCACCGCTACAAGCCTAACAGCAACCTTGTCAGCAAAGCTGAGCAAATTGTAAGTGTCAGCGGAAGCGCCACCATCCTGAGAAAAGTCATAAGTAGCAGCATAAAACTGGTTGCCAATGCTTGATGGAGCGCCAGAAGCACTAATCTTTCCTTGTGCATCTTTATTAGCCATTATTTACCTCGCTTATTTTAGTTTCGGTCGGTTTTCTTTTAGCTGGTTCTTTATAAAAGATAGTTAGGTATCTTGACGTAGAACCAGATGCCTGTGAAGAAACTACGTGAACTATTTCTTTCACTTTTTCTTCATCTAAAAACCTATTTACATAATCGTCCAGCATGTCTGGAGTCGCTTTAATACTTTTACACTTGACTGTCATTAGAATGCTTCCTTTTTAGATTAAGAGTTCCAAGTGTAATGTAGCTTAGAACCGTTGTTAGATAGAACAGAACCATAAGCCATGTCCATCATTACACCAACTACCTTTTCTCTTTTAGAGCTAAGATCGTAGTAGGTAACGTCCATTGGTGCTTCTGCGTAGTAAAGCCAGTTAGCATTTACACCTAGTGCGGTTCGGCCAGTTCGGCTGTTATCTGCCACTACTGTCCAGCCAAAGCATTCTTTAGCAAGGATGCCTAGAGGCACTGCAGAGCCAGAAGCGTTGTAGTCTAGATTAATGAACTTCTCTTCACCTAGAAGGTCACCATAGTAGTCTGGAGAAACTAAAAGCCATTTTCTCATACCTTCAGGCCAGTAGTCTTTCATCGACTGGATAGTACCCTTTTTGAGTTCATCAGCGTCTAGGGCTGCAATACTAGTGTATGCAGTGTCAGGTGCCACCTTGCTATAAAGGGTATTATTGATTCTGCGAGCCATGCGGTTAGCAATTAGCTCGATGGACTCAGCCGAAGGGTTAAGGATGGTTTGTGTGGGAATATATTTATCCCATTCGATAGCATCCTGAACCACATCATCGATTTCTAAATCAACGTAGCGAGTTTTTAGCTTTCCAGCGTTCCAGCTGTCAGCCGTGCCATCGTTGATAGACCTTTGGTCAGCTTGACCGCCATCGTCAATCACTTGAGACGCACGAACCTTATCGCCACCTTGGGGAATAGATCCTTGTAGATTGGTATTATAAATACCAATAGCCCGTAGTGGGGTTTTCATGATTAGCGCAGGCTCAAGCGCCCTTGACCATGCTGTTTCGATTTGATTGATAATATCCGGGTCAGTTATTTTAGTTCCCATGTTGGGCCTCCCAAAAAGAAAAAATCTTAGTGAGAAACCCAGTAAGAACTTTTTAATCTTCGATCAAACCTTGAGAGGCACGCTCGATAGAAAGCCTAGGGTTTCTCACGTAATCCATTAAGTTTTGTTGGCGGCTAACTTTGGTGGAAGACGGAGCATTGCCAGGCTGGGAGAATTTAGGCGTTTTGCTTGACTTCTTAACAAGTGATGGGTGTTCTTTTAGGAATAGCTCTCTAGTTTCTTGAATGCTAGTAGCGTCAATGTTTCCACCTTCG